ATGATATGGCGGTATGCGTATTCGGCATTCCGGCGGCGGTATCAGCGGCGACATACCGGAAAGCCGTTGACAAATGACCAAAACGCGACCAAACAATGCACCTTGTCCGCGACGCTTACGCGTGATATAATAATTACGCTGAATTATTGCGAATTGAATAGCGCGGGATAAAGCCTTTTGTGTGAATGCACGGAAGGCTTTTTCTTTTACTCTTTTGCACAGACTTTTCCACAGGAAGGAGGATAACCGCATGAAGCCGTGGGCGGAAAGGTTTTACAATTCGGACGCTTGGCGTTCATGCCGCGACAGCTTCTTGAAGTCGAAGGGCTACTTGTGCGAACGTTGTTCAACGCCGGACGATCCAGTAACCGCAAAGATCGCACATCACAAAACATACTTGACGAAGCAGAATATCAACGATCCATACATAGCGCTTTCGTGGGATAATCTCGAAGCGCTTTGTCAAGATTGCCACAACAAAGAACACCACCGGAACGACAAGAAAAAACGGTACGCATTCGACGAAGCGGGAAACCTCATATCCCCCCCTATTCGCTCAAAATTTAGGGAGGGTTCGACACCGAGGGCGGGAGATTAAAAATACTCCGCAGGCGCGCGCATAACGGGTGTACGCGTTTAAGGGGGTGTGGGTTGACCGGAAAAGGGGGTGATATTTATGGCGACAAAGAAGGACTTGACGAAAGAAGAAAAGATCAAGCGGGAGTTTTCCCGATTGAAGCGCATTTTCAAAGACTTGGATAAAAACAAGTTGCAGACCGTCGAAAGCCTTATCAAGAACGCGGCGTTCATGGCGGTATCCCTTGAAGAATTGCAAGAGATCATCAACGAAGAGGGCTACACCGTCGAATACCAAAACGGCGCAAATCAGAGCGGGACGAAGCAAAGCGACGCGGTGAAAACACATATCGCCATGACAAAAAATCACGCCGCAATTATCAAACAGCTTTGCGATCTTGTACCGCCGGAGAAGAAAAAGGAAAGCCGTTTACAGGCGTTACGGGACGAATAAAAATGCCCTTTTCAAATTACATTTACGAGTATTACGACGGCATTTCTTCCGGAAATATAACCGTCGGCAAGTGGGTTCGCCTTCTGTATGAATACATCGTGAAGGGGCTTCAAGAAGGGCTTTTCACCTTCAACGCGAAGAAGGCAAACAAGGCAATTCGGTTCATCGAAAACTTTTGCCATCATTGCGAAGGGCGCACAGACCTTTTGAAGCTGGAGTTGTGGCAGAAAGCCGCCGTTTCTGTTATGTTCGGGATCGTCGAAGAGGACGGAACGCGCGTCTTTCGTGAAGTGTTTATTGTGATCGGGCGCAAGAACGGCAAAACGCTTTTTGCGTCCGCCGTCATTGCGTACATGGCGTATCTTGACGGCGAATACGGCGCGAAAATATATTGCCTTGCGCCGAAGCTGGAGCAAGCGAACATCGTTTACGATAATTTCTATCAGATGATTAAAAAAGAACCGGAGCTTTCCGACCTATCGAAGAAGCGCCGTTCCGATATTTACATCGAAGAAAGCAATACCGCGATCAAGCCGCTTGCGTTCAACGCGAAGAAATCCGACGGCTTCAATCCGCATTTAGTCGTGAACGATGAAGTCGCGTCGTGGCGCGGCGACGGCGGCTTGAAGCAGTACGAAGTTATGAAATCCGCGCTTGGTGCGCGCCGCCAGCCGATGATCCTTTCGATCTCAACGGCGGGTTACGAAAACGACGGTATCTTCGATGAATTGATGAAGAGATCGACCGCGTTTTTGAAGGGCGGAAGCAAGGAACGCCGCCTTCTTCCCCTGCTTTACATGATCGACGACGTGGAGAAATGGAACGACCTTGAAGAGCTTAAAAAGGCAAATCCGAATATGGGCGTTTCCGTTTCACCGGACTTCTTCAAAGAGGAAATCGCCGTCGCCGAAATGAGTATGTCGAAGCGGGCTGAATTCCTTACGAAATATTGCAATATCAAGCAGAATTCTTCCGTCGCGTGGCTTGATTACGTCGTCGTTGACGGCGCAGGAATTCACGCGAAGCTGGAGGATTTCAAGGACAGCTACGCCGTGGGTGGCATAGACCTTTCGCAAACAACGGACTTGACCGCCGCTTCCGTCGTGATCGAGCGGGACGGCGTTCTATATGCCTTCGCACAATTCTTTATGCCCGCGAACCGCCTTGAAACGGCGCAAGCGATCGACGGCGTACCGTATGACATCTTCGTAAAGCAAGGGATCGTCAAGCTATCCGGCGAAAACCACGTCGATTATCGCGACGTTTACGAATGGTTTTCTATGCTTCGGGATCAGTACGGAATATATATCTTGAAGATCGGGTACGACCGCTATTCCGCGCAATATCTGATCGACGACTTGAAGAACGCGGGCTGGCAGACGGACGACGTATGGCAGGGTGAAAACCTTGCGCCCGTGATCCGTGAGTTTGAAGGCGTTATCAAAGACGGCAATTTCAAGATTGCCGAAAATAACTTGTTGAAAGCGCACTTCCTCAACGTCGCATTGAAGCACAACATGGAAACGCGGAAATTCCGCCCCGTGAAGATCGAACAGCGGGCGCGAATTGACGGCTTCGTTTCCGTGATCGACGCGCTGACCGTGCGGCAGAAATATTATTCTATACTAATTGTTTCTCGAGTGGGTGTTGGTAAAATTGCAATTGCGCCAACAGCCCTTTGTACAAGCCAAGATTTTATAAACCTTGTTGATGTTAAGGGCAATCTGTATTTTGTCACGCTCCAGCTGCAACGGGAAATCCAACGTATTCTGTCTATGTCACAAGGCACTTCCATAAAAGGAATTGCATCCAAAGAAATTAAGGCAATGGTTATTGAATTGCCAGCCCGGGATGAACAGGATACTATTGCAAATGTCCTGGAAAGTTCTGATAGAGAAATCACTCTAATCGAGACCGAAATTAAAGCATGGCAACAAAAGAAAAAAGCCATTATGCAACTACTGTTGACAGGACTTGCGCGTGTTAATGCTTAGTTTGAAACGCCGGTGTGGCGTCAACCACACCGGCATCCCTTAAATATAGGTGAATTTCTTGAAAGGTGGTGAGGCCTATGAGGGCACAAAAAATGAGTGATTAAACCGCGGCAACAGTTTAATCACTCGATTATAAGCAGACTCGTACATCAACTTATGTGCTAACTATAGCACGCCGGCTTGACTATCGTCAAGAGAAAGGATTCAAATGCCCTACTATTGTGTAAATAAAAACCAAACACTGAACCCTGGGTTACACCATGAGGTTCATACGCACGAACATGCCAATACGCTGAAAATCAGAGAGTCCATTGACCTCGGTTGGCACGCCAGCGAGACAGATGCCGTAAGGTATGCCAAGGTCTACTATTCTGATGCAGACGGGTGCGCAGTGTGCTGCCCCAAGGCTCATAGGGGGTAAGCACATGGCAAGAAAAGAACATCATATTGTCCCTAATTCCAACGGAGGTTGGGATGTGAAGCGTGAAAACGCAAAGCGCAGCAGTGGTCATTACGAGACTAAGAAAGAGGCTATGGAGGCTGGCAGGAGGATGAGCATCAACCAGGGAACGGAACTGATTCCCCACCGCAAGGATGGCACCATTCAGAACCCCAACAGTCACGGCAATGACCCCTGTCCGCCGAGGGACAAGAAGTAATCAAAACAGGCCAGCAGGGCCTTAGCGCCCTGCTGTGCCTCTTTATCATACAGGTCGGAGGTATTCACTATGCCGCATCATCAGATTTTTAATGAGCGCCCGGAGTCCCAGGACAGAGCGCTGAAAGAACTACAAGCCATGGGCTACCAGTATATTCCCAGAGCGGAGGCCGAGCAGAAGCGCGGCCATCTTTCGCATGTTCTTTTTCCTGATGTTATGCGGGAATTTTTGGCCTCTCAGTCTTTTATTTACCGGGGAAAGCAGACCCCATTCCCGGATGACGCCATTGGCGAGGCGATTCGGGAACTGGATGCTCCTCTGGAACGTGGTTTAATGTTTTCCAGCAAAGCGATCTATGACAGGTTGATTTATGGTAAGAGCTGCGATGTGCATTTGTATGACGGCAACACTCAGTCCTTCGATATTTCCTATATTAACTGGGATGAGCCGGATAAGAACATCTGGCAAGTTACAGACGAGTTCTCTGTAGAGAGAAATAATGGCAAATATGCCCGGCCTGATATTGTTCTGCTCGTCAATGGCATTCCTTTGGTTGTGATCGAATGTAAGAAGTCCAGTGTAGATGTGGAAGAGGGCGTGAAGCAGAATGTCCGCAACTGGCAACCCGATTATATTCCGCAACTGTTTAAGTTTACGCAGTTGGCCATTGCTATGAATCCGGAATTCGTGAAATACGGAACTGCCGGAACAAAGCAGGAGTTCTACTGCAAGTGGCACGAAGAAGATGTGCAGTGGCAGACCGATACTGCCAAACGCTATGTAGATGACAGCCATATCACAGAGCAAGACCGAGCTATTGTGTCCATGCTCAGCAAACGGCGCTTGCTTGATATTATTCGTTTTTACATTCTGTATGATAGTGGCATTAAGAAAGTTGCCCGCTATCAGCAGTTCTTTGGTGTTGAAAATACGATGCGTCGTATCCACGGTGAGGATGATTGCCTCAGCCGGGGCGGTGTCATTTGGCATACACAGGGAAGCGGTAAATCCCTGACAATGGTTATGCTTGTAAAGCGTATTATCGCTGACAAGCGTGTGGCAAATCCAAGATTTGTATTGGTCTGCGATCGTTTGAATCTGATCAAGCAGCTGCGGGATAACTTCGTTCATACGGGCATGGATCCGGTGGAAGCAACGACTGGCCGTGGCCTGGTATCTCTGCTGAAAGACGACGGAAATACCATTATCGCCACAACAATTAATAAGTTTGAAGCAGCAGCTAAATCCCGCACCAAGATTCTGAACGAAAATATCTTCCTTTTGATCGACGAAAGCCACCGCTCACATACCGGTGAATTCCACAACATGATGAATGAGGTTCTCCCAAACGCATTTAAGGTCGGCTTTACTGGAACACCTCTGCTTAGAAAGGATAAGAGCAATACTTATCTGAAGTTTGGTAAACAAATTGGACATTCTTATCGGTTTGAAGATGGTATTCGCGACGGCGTTATTGTACCGCTGGTTTACGATGGGCGTGTGATTCCGCAGAAAGTTACCAGCGACAAAATTGATGACTATCTAAAGAGCATTCTGGCACCGCTGACCGAGCCGCAGAAGGAGGATATGCGCAGGAAGTGGAGTTCCTTCATGCACTTGGCACAGACGGAACAGCGGCTTTCTATGATTGCTTTTGATATCCACGAACATTTCCTAAATTATTGCAAACCTCGCGGATTTAAGGCCATGGTGGCAGTATCTACCCGTGCGCTTGCTGTCCAACTGGAGCATGCAATTAATGGACTTGGAGGAGTTAAAGCAGCTGCGTTGATCTGCGATGATTCTGTATCTTCAGAGGGTGACGAAGGAACTGTCACCAAAAACGATAAAGCTATCATCCGTGATTTCTTCAAGAATGAAGTCGAGCCACGTTTTGGCACAAAATACGATGATTACGAGGAATACGTAAAAAACAATATTATTGGTGGCGAGGATGTAGATATCGTCATCGTTCAAAGTATGCTGTTAACAGGCTTTGATGCGCCATCTTTAGGCGTGCTGTATGTTGACAAGCCTATGAAAGAGCACTCTCTTTTGCAGGCAATTGCACGTGTCAACCGGATCGCTGCGGGGAAAGACTTCGGTCTGATTGTCGATTATTGGGGTTTGTTTGGAAATCTGAACAACGCCATGGAAATGTACAGTGATGATCAGTCTGGCTTGTCTGGCTATGATCCCGCCGACATTGCTGAATCGATAGTAACAGCGGCTGAAGGCCAGGAAAAATTAAAAGAAGCGCATAAGGCACTGTGGAATTTCTTTGGTGATGTTACTTTTGACCAGAATAATCCCAGAGCATGGGTTGCTTTCTTTGAAAAAGAAGATGCCGCTGAAAGTGAAAAGCTGAGAAAAGAATTCTATGAGAAGTTAGCGGCCTTTTCTAAGATGATGACCATGGCTGTCGGAAACTACTCCTTGTACCAGAGTATTGGTTTTGATCAAATGCAAAACTATAAAGCAGATCTTTTGTTCTTTCAGAAACTGCGGTCTGCCCTGATGATGGTTTATGCGGAAAAAGTTGATTTCAGCAAATACGAGGATGGAATCAGAAGTCTGCTGAACACTTTTGTTACATCTGAGCCCGTAGAAATCGTTGTTGAGCCTGTCGCTATTCATGACAAAGCTGCGATGGATAAGCAACTTGAAGAAGTGGAGGGTCAAAAAGCGAAAGCTGCATATATCCATACTCGTATTGTCTCTGAACTCGAATCTCGGAGATATGAAGATCCTATGCTGTTCAAACGCTTTTCTGAAAGAATCAGAGAGACCATTGCAGAATACCGGAGATCCAGAGATGAAAATATTTATCTTGCCAGCATGAAGAGAATGGCAGAAGATCTTAGACAAGGTTTCACCGGCCACTCCTATCCGACTGCAATCTCGAATGATAGCGATGCCAAAGCGTTTTACGGTGTCGTTTCCGACATATTAAAGCAGCATGGCCAGGATAGCCTGGAATTTGATGATGCCATTGGTAAGCTCGCACTGGATATGAAACAGGCAGTACAGTCGCTTGCACGTGTGGATTGGAGAACAAGTACTCCTATCCACAAGAAAATGAACCAGGCTGTGGAGGATTTACTGTGGGATTTCTGTGATGAATTTGGCGTGGACTTACCCATCGACAAAATGGATATCCTAATTGAAAATGCAATCAAGACAGCAATGAGCAGGTACTGATATATGGACTATTTTGTAACTGTAAAAGGATCAGTATTGCCGGTATCGGTTTCCTTAAAGAAGATGAAGCAAGTCCGCCTCAAGGTATTCCCATCTGGTGAAATTAAGCTATCTGTACCAACAGGGACACCAGAGGAATGGATCGCTGAGTACCTGAATGATAAGGCCGGTTGGATTGAAGAAAAACTGGAGTTTTTTATTCAAACTCGAGCAATTGAGAAAGAGAAACATTTTGTGTCTGGATCTTCTACTCGTATCTTAGGCAGACAACTTACAATCCAAGTTTATCAGGCGCGGCGCAAACAAATTATAAGGGAAGACAGCGTCCTCAATGTTTACACACCAGAAACAGATCAACAAATTATCGACAAGCAAGTGAACAACTGGTGGCAAAAAACATCAAAGGAGTATTTTCAAGATGTTCTTAATAGACTGTATCCCATAGTTGAGAAACATGGAGTTCAGCGTCCGGATATATGCGTGAAGAAAATGCGGACATTATGGGGTAGCTGCAGTAGAACTAATCAAAAAATCAATTTAAACTTCTATTTATACAAAGCAAGTGTTCCCTGCATAGAGTACGTAGTTTTACACGAATTGGCTCACTTCCTTTATCCATATCACAACAAGGAATTTTTCGATTTTATCACCGTTCATATGCCCGATTGGCAATATCGCAAGCAACAACTTGATTATGAATTTGTAATAGGGATATAATTATCAAGAGTCATTCTGAATACCAAAACAGCGCAGGCCGCCCAAAATGGTGGTCTGCGCTGTTTTGATTTGGAGATGAGAACTATACACGTCATGAGAGCCCACATTATAAACAATTTCCATTTGAATTGTTGGCGTCGGGAGATCGCAATCGTATTGGTGCCCAATAGAAGCAACAGTGCCCTCGTTAGTCTGCTTCTCCCTTGGACTTCTCACGACTCTTATAGACATTGTACTGGTTCTTGCACCGTGGGCTACAAAAAGCGGCGTTGGACCGGCTGCCCAAGAACACCTTCTGGCAGTGCTTGCACAGGCGTAGGGGCTGGTCATCGTCCACCAGCATGAAACTGAACATCATCTGGATACCCAGCAGCAGGGAGTGAAAATCCCAGTAGATGGTAGGCTTGTCCAGCAGCTCGATGTGGTAGCTGGGGGCGATTCCGCCGAACGCAGCCATGGCCTTGCGGTACAGTCCCCTTGCGTCCTCATCGATGGAACTATAGTCATTATAGTACAGGATTGATGTGGACAGGGTAAACGCCCAGTCCTTGAACTGCTGTGCGACCCAGTCATAGGGTTCCGCATATTCCCGCTGGAAGCTCATGTTCTTTGCCATCGGCTCGTCCATGAAGGTCATGGTCAGGGCAACCATCGTCCGGTCACCGGACACGTTCCATGTGGATGTAATGCCTTTCTTCACCAAGTCCAGTTGGTCAAAGGGGTAAAACAGGGACAGGTATTTGTCTGTCGCCATGGATTCTTCTTTGATGAAGTGGTTTTTCGGCAGGTACACCGCCTCATAGTCCATAAAGGACGGTGTGGTAGGCAAGGCGGTCATTAGCCCCAACAGACCGTACCGGGTGACAAACTCTATTATCGCCTTTTCCACTTCTGCTTCCGGCTTGCGCCCCATCATCAGCATCCCCACATTCAGCGCATCCAGCACAATGTTAGGGACTTCTTTCAGCGGATTGTAGACATCCGGCTTTGCGTTTTTGCCGGGGGTGATGTACCGCTTGCCATCTTCCGCTGTTTTCAGCTCGTAATGATCGTACCGCACCCAATGGGAACGGGACTGTTCAAACAAATTTTTCATCATACACGCCCTTTCTCCTTAATCGTCCCAATTATCAGGGGCGGTTTTTCTTTTTTCTGCGCTTAGTCTTGTCCTCCCGCCGGATCACAGCATCCTTACCCTGTTTTCTTGCGATTTTCGAGTATTCCTCCAAAAACTGGCGCTCCCGCAAGGTCAAACTGCCGCCATGCTCCTGCTTGCCGCACAGATGGTCATACATCTGGCGCTGCAATTTCTTGTGGATGGTTTTCCGCAGCTTGCGGATGTTACGGTCAGACTGCCCACGAACAGCGGCAAGCTGGGTAGTGCTGTACAGCCGCAAAGAAAGAAAATACAAAACTTCCTTATGTTCTTCGCTCAGTTCCTCCACCATGCGGGAAATAAAGGCGTCAGCGGTCAGGTTGTGCATCTCATAGGGGCAGTCCAACAGGATGTCCAGAAAGTTCCCGGCCATCAGCTGCCGGTATGCGGGGGTGTTCATCCAGCGGGGAATGAGCTTCGGCTCAGGCACTGCCTGATATTCCAGAGGCACATCCCCACGGAGATTTTCGTGGTCCCGCTCCCTGCGCTCCCGGTTCCGATCCAGCTTGTCCCATTCCCCTACGACAACCTGGAAGTCCTTTTCGGTGCGGGCCGCTTCCTCCAGCCGCCGCACAGCTTCCGCTCGAATCTCCCGTTTCAGCCGCTTTTCGCTGACCGGGGCGGCTTCTTCTTCCTCGGTTTCCAGTTCGGCACCATAATCGACGGGATGCTCGTCCTGCTCCAGCTCGCTTTCCAGCTCTGCCAGACGTTCTTCCGCAAGCGCCTGTTCCAGCGTTTCTTCCACCGATCCAGCGCCTATTTTATCGTCCCATACGGTGAAGCCACCCTCGGTATCCAGAAGCTCATCATCAGACAGATACGCCATGACCTCACCTCATTCAAAAAATATTTTGCGTTTTTTCAAAAATGGTTCCGTTTTACACCCTGGATTTCTCCTATTAGTGAAAAGGTAATCTAAAACCAGATTACTTTTTCCGGAACTGTATCAACATTATACAACGACTGCGCCGGAAGCGCAAGAAAGAGAGGCTCTATGGTAAAGAACGGCACCCAGGATTTTCTTTCGGAAGGGAGTGATCAGTAATGACATGGTTTGAGCTGATAAAACAAGTTGTCCGTGTTCCAGAAGCAGCGGCCTATTATGGGCTGCAAGTCAACCGAAACGGCATGGCCTGTTGTCCCTTCCACGATGACCGGCATCCCAGCATGAAGCTGAACGAGAGGTACTTTTACTGTTTTGGCTGTGGAGCTACTGGCGACGTGATCGACCTTGTGGCGAAGTTGTTTGGTCTGAGCAGCTACGAGGCGGCTAAAAAGCTGGCTCATGACTTCGGGATTGGCCCGGACAAGCCGCCTGCGGCAGCAGCCCTCCCCAAACCGGAGCGTCCTCTGCTGAAAGCATACCGGCAGGAAGAAGTGCGCTGCCTGCGGGTGCTATGTGATTATCTGCATCTGCTGGAAAGCTGGAAGGTGCAGTACGCACCCAAGACAGCGGCAGATACTCTGGATGATCGGTTTGTGGAAGCCTGTCAGATGCTGGACTATGTGGAGTATCTGGCGGATTTGCTCATTGCCGCTGAGCTGGAACAGCGGGTGAAAATTGTTGAAATGCTGAACAAGGATGGCCTGATTGCCGGTTTGGAGGAACGGCTGGACAGGCTGAAAAAGGAGGACGATGCCCATGAAAAACAAAGCGCAGCTTGACGGGATGCCCGTCTGGTTTGATGGAAAAAGCATCAACGAAGCCCTGTTTTGTGAGGAGTTCTTGCAGACGCACAAGATCATCTTCACA